ACTTCCTCAAGCTCGTACACTGGGTCTTCGACCACCATGGTGAAGCCCATGTCCCTGAACCACTCTTTGAGTCCTGTGGAGAAAGAAACCAAATCTTTGCGATGGATGAACAACACACAATCATCCCCGTTATTAGCGAGACGATAACGGATGTTCTTCCCCTCACAGTAGGCCATGCACATGGATGACGCAAGAATGCAATTACCAAGCCCAGTGTTGATAACGCCTGAAAGTCGGGTACCTTCAACATCATACTTAACAGTGCCTTCAGCTGTACGGCCGAAAGCACTGGTGTTCAGCTGCTTACTAAGTAACCACTTCAAACGTTTCCTATCCAAAGGACTCTTGAGCAACGCTGGGTAAAACGTATGTTCGAACGTTAACGCTTCCACCCCGACGTGCTGGTCGAATCTCGACGCATCCAATCCAATGGCCACACAGTCTCCTGTGCCTCCCATCTCCTCCCAGTGCTGCGCAAGGCACGATCCAACCTGTGATGCATTCTTACCTTTCATCACAACTTGGTGCCCTGCCTCTGCAGCGATCGCCTCTAGTATTGGGTGTTCCATCGGCTTCACGAACCGACCCGTTTCTAGGTTTGCTTCCGGACTCATTGGCGAAACGATCCGTGGTACTGCGCCTGGCTTAAGTGTTCTCTCGGTCTTTGTGAAAATACTGACCTGGAAATCGCGCTCGCAGAGATCCCTCCATCGCAAGGTCTCTACGGCTATCTGGTATACTGCTCTCTTTTTGCCCGTGTACAGGAGAGGATAAGCCTCTCGTTCCACCGGGGAAACGTAATGACAGCGCCCCAAGATGCGTTTGCGAACGTCACTTAGCCGGGATTCAAAGACGCCCGGTACGGCCTGAGGTGGCCGCACGAACTCTCCATGCTCGTTCTTAACGTAGAAAACACGTTCTTTGACTCCCGTGACGAGATTTTGTAAAGATGAATTAAAAGCGTAGATTTGACGCGGCGGGGACATCTTTTGCCCCACCAAGAAAGTGCGTCTTACGCGTGACTGGACACCCTGAATGCGTGATACCGCCAAACTGGGAGGGTTAGGTGCTACGGACTCATGTCCATCCCTCCCCGGTACACTCACCGGGCACCCCTAATGGTCACTATCATAGTGACCACGTCGCATGCTGAACCATGCGCTCCAGTACTTCATGTCACGTTTCTTGTATTGCCTCTTGACCGCAGGAGCGTTATCGACCTTGTGGGCCAGAACGTCCATATCGGTAGGGACAAACGCGATTCGCGTTGCGATAGGAAGTACCTTTGCGATGTCAACACGCCGCACCTTATCGGCCTCCATTGTCTTCCGGATCCACGCCGAGACCGTCATCTCGTTCGAACGTGTGTACGTCGGGCTATGGAAGTGACCATGCGCCAAAAGTGAATATGCGGCCCACCAGTGCTCATTAGAGACACGAGGCTTGCGCATATCGCCCTTGGCCTGTTCAAGCGACTGAACTGGGTCAGCGACGGTGGGATTTTGATATTCCCCAACCATGTGCTTCACCTTCAGCTGCTCTTCCGGGTGGATGTAACCCTTAAAAAGCATCTTAAATGCCATCCATGGACCCACTCTCACCTTGACGTTGCGCTTCACCGGAATTATGTGCGCCTTCAACTTCCACTCCTCGTTTTCCTCATACTTAGATAGATCTGTAAGAACCGGCGGTGCTGGTGTGCGGGTAGCGTTGATCGGCATGATGTATGGTGTAGTTGTAGAGTAGAATGTGGTCTATGGGACCATCAACCAGTGGCTCTGTCTCCCTGAGCGGGGCCCCCTCGCGGTAGCGTACGTCCTATTGCTGTAAACAGTAAACCCATAGGCGGGCGGGAAGTTGCGTATCCAGATCCCTCACTGGCTTGAGTTCCCATATTGGCAACGGGGTTGCGTTGCCCACAAATGGGTGTGTGCCGGTGTTCTCTTATCGATCGTCTCCATGCAATGACGCCATCTATAATCACCTGGATGGACAGGGATTTGAGCCGAATGATTCCGTTTCCCGTGAGGTAATCCGACCGTGGGCTCCCCAGGGTGCCAGGCGTACCTGTTCACCCGTGTGCTTCTACCACTACACTCTAACCCTCAGACAGTTTACTCTGCCTCACATGTGTCCACAAACCGGGATGTGTAGCTTGCTCCCTACATGCAGGGGGGGTCCATCAACCTTACCAAGGACCAGGGTGAAGCGCTTGACGGTGCGCCCGGGTTTGGCCGGACCTTAATCCGGCGTCGCCGTTGCGTCATCTAGTATTCTGGGACATATTACCAGCACGCTCCTAAGATACGTGTCCCTTTCTGAC